TCAGGTTGAAGTGTCTTATGAAACTGTACCCAATTATAACCCTCTGTGTCATATTTTGATATATCTATATTAGGATAAAACTCTGGAGAAAAAGTTAATGCTCTACAATAATCATTCATAATTTAGTAAAAACTCCTACTATGGATTTATTTAACTTTACATCGTAGTGTTTATTTTCTAATTTAGCATAGTTTCTAGATTCTAGTTTAACTCCATTAATAACTGGATTACCATAAAAACAAATAAGATAACTTTTATCATCGCCATAAAATGAATCTGATATAAGTTTTCCATTCCAATCCTGTTGTGGGTCGAGAGTATTGAATCCATAAATTAAAAAAGATTCAGTAGATTCAAAAATGGTATGATACCCCATATATTTTTTTAAATCTAAGAAATTATTGTTTAATGAATCATATATTAAATATTCTGAATCAAATATCTTTGCCATTCTACCTGTACCTCTTACAATAATTTGATACAGAGTCTTTCTTTCTTCAGCTTTTTCTAAAAAGATAACACCTTTATTTCCAACTTCACAGCAAACACTAAATTCATCACATTTTTTGTGATAACTTATCATAGATGCCTCCATTATTCAAACTTCCTCCAATATTTCTCATCTATTAACCCCATAGAATGAAGTAAATACTCTTCTTTCAAAAGTAAATTTACATCACCAACGATTGACAATCTCTCATCACAAAAATCATCATCTACGTGTTGAGTTCCATGAGATAAATTGCTTGGAAAAAGGATTAATGTACCCTCTTCTGGTTGAATAAAAAATGTTTTACAATTCAAATTATTATATTCTTGTATCATATTCATGTCATCAACCGTATTTTCACTATTTGCACCTAAAAATAAACTATTGATATTGTGTCTATTTAAAAAAACAGTGCTATGTGAATTTGGTGGTATATGTAAATAGTAAACGAATGAAACATGACTTGTTGAGTGAATATGCCACGGAATCGATGCAGTGCTTCTAGTTCTAGAAATCCAAGATTTAGTAATAGCGTAATTGAATATATCTTTATACTTCAAAACATCAAGCACATAAGTTTTAATATGTTTAACTATTTCCTCAAAAACAGGATTCATAGTTGGTTCTAGATGTATTAAAGGATCTACTTGTCCCTCACTAACAGTTACAGACCTTTCATTTTCTTCATAGTCGTACTTATCATACAAATCGAAAAATAATTTTTTATTTACTTCATGATTAGCAACTTCATTTGCATATATCGTAGTAGGAAAAATATTAAAAAGGGTTGGTTCAATCATAATTTAACTCTTTTCATTTTTAATAATTCTGTTGACCTATCCCTACAGTGTGTATATATTTTTTTACCTATAAGATTTTTAAAATCTAGTTCATATTCATCGTAATCTGGTTTATTAATATCAAGAATTGGTTGCTTCTCCTCAATTCTATCTAGATGACCATATAATTTTTTTCCTACACTATATTTAAATGAGTCAAAATCAGTCAAATCTAGAGAATCAAGATTTAATGCAATTCTACTAGATTTGTCTATAGATTTATGTGAGTGTAATTTGCTAACTTTAACATCTATTTGCTCTGTATCAGGATAATATTCAAGTATTTTAAAAATTATTTTCATGTCATCATTGTAAACTTTGACTATTAAGCCATGTTGTAAGAATATATTTTTCTTGACCTATGGGGGGATTACCCCTGTGTGTATGTGTGAAAGCAGCGGGAAAAATAATTAATCTACCTTGTTTTGCTTTTACTCTTTTATTCATATATAAAAATTCTGTCTCACCACCCTCATGAACTGTATTTAAATACAATTGAACGACCAATTTTCTAGGAGACATTTGTAATCCTCCATTTTCATAATGCCATTCATGAAATCCACCACCCGCAAGAATTTTTTTCGCCTTAACATCGTGCATAAGTATCGATTCTTTTTTAAGAACACTATATTGTTCCAAATAATTACTTACATGTTTTTTCATTTCGGGGAGAAATTGAGTTGGTAATAAATCTCCTGATAACATATCATATGTAAAATCATTATGAAAATTTATTGTATGGTGATCTCGATTATACGAGTCATATGATTCTCGAACGATAAAACCATGCTCAATATAATGTTCAATATATTTTATCCATTTCTCACAATATTCTACTGAAACTGCATCATCAATAGCACTTATAAAATCAGAAATCATAATTTGATACTCCAAGGATTAATACAATATGTAATTCTAGTTCCTAAAAAAGGTTCTACACAGTGGTATTTACCAGGTGAAAAAATAATCAATCTATTCGTTTTAGGTGTGATAATTTCTTCCTCAATGTGTAGTTTACCTCCAACAAGATTTTCTACTGATACGTAGTATACCATAGAACATAAAGGAAGTCTAGTTATACCCTTCTTTATTTTCGTTTGCTCATCTTTATCAATATGCCAACCGTTTGGTGTTTTGTTATCGTTGCACCAAAATTCATAACCAATACATTTAGATAGATCAAAAATATTGCTTGCTAAATGAATTAATTGGGTACAAAAATTTTGTAATTCATGTTTTTCATCCCATGAATACCATTTCTCGTGTTGATTTTTATTTGTTTGTCTTACAAATTGCTGATAATCTTGAATTGTAGATATATTATCCACAACATCATCTTTAATAATAATCATTCAATAAAAAAATTACAAAATTGATTGAGAATTACTGTCCCCTCCTTGAGGTCCAGGTGTGTCGTTTACACCGTCTGTCGCATTATCAACGGTTGAATTTCGGAAAATAATTCCAAAACCATTACTACCACCATCACCACCATTACCAGAACCAGGATCATAACCCTTACCTCCACCAGCTCCATCACCACCTTTGTCTGCTGTTGGATTATCTGAACTTCCACCATTTCCACCATCTCCACCAACTGCACCGCCAGATGAATTACCACCGTCACCACCAAAACCTTCACCCAATTGTGATCCATTACCACCCTTGCTAGGTATTGAAGGTGATGGACCTGGTCCAAAACCGTTTGGTCCTTTTGATCCACCTGTGCCAGCGGGGAAACCTGCACCACCGCCACCGCCACCGCCACCGCGACCAAAATCTGTGGGACTTTTATTTGGGTTAGAGGCACCACCACCGCCTCCTCCACCACCACCATATCCGCATCTAATTATCCCACTAGGTCTTTTGTTAATATGGCATGCAAATTCAACACCTAATGCACTAGTTCCATCACCACCATCAGGAGCTGGTGAAGCACCCGTACCATTACCACCATTACCACCTGCACCTAATATTCTACCATTATCTCCAATATCTAACTGCAATTCTGTACCAGTAGGCCACTGTCCAGTTCTTAAGGCAACTTTTCCTGCTGGTCCTGGTTCTGAACCTACAGATTTATTAACATGTACGATTACTTTTTTACCACCTTGCCACTGTGCACTGGGTGAACTCAAAACCTGTGAAGAATTAACACTACCACTTGGTCTAGTTCGATAACCTCCCACGACTCTAACTCTTTTTTGTGATTCTGGACCAGTGGATTCATTAATATATCTACGGGTCGCTATTTGTTTAGTATCATTACCTCCACCAGTTCCTGTGCGATTCATATCGTTTCCAGAATAGTAGTCAATTATGATGTTTAATTTTTTACCATAAAAATCACTAAATCTAATCGGATCATTATTTCCTGTGGGTATACCATCATCTAATGGCATATTACCACTTCCCAACATGGCATTATCAGCACCAGAAAAAGGACCATCATTCTGGTAATCTGGATGAGATGCCCTATATCTCCCTAAACTTCTACCAGGATTATTACCAAATTCATCTTCTATTTCTGAAAATGATAAAGGATTTGGATTTGGACTTGGTCCTTGATTCTTAATAACCATTTTTAAACTGCTGTGTTAGATACTTTTCTCCATGCACTTCCATTATAATACTCTAATCGATCATCATCAGTATTATATATTAACGCACCAGAAACCAATCCAACTAAATTATCTCTTTGATTAGATGTAATTTTTGGTGGTAGCATGAACATACGATTTTGAAATGGTGAACTTAAATTTTTTCCAGCATCTGAAAAGTCAACTGCACATGTCGGTGCAAATTTTCCTACTGTTAAAGAAGTGGTTATAGCTACTTTTCCATTTAAAAGAACATCATTACTTTGAAGGTTATTTGTACAAATTCCCACTCTTCCAATTGATGTAACAAATACCTTTTTATCAGCATCTGTATTAATATTTAATCTAAATCCTGAACCCGAATAATTACCGCCAATTGATAATGAATCATTTGCAACAAAATCTTTCGCTGTTCCAATACCAGAAATTGAAATATTATTAAGAGTTGTTATTCCTGCGTTAGCATTAATATTTCCATTAATATTTCCATTTAAATCACCAGTTACATCACCAATTAAACCACCATTTGCATTTATTTGTCCTGTTATAGTTAAAGCACCACCAAATGAACCATCACCTGAAATATTGGAATTACCCTGAACATGAAGTGTGGTGGTGGGTTGTGTCTCTCCGATACCAAGACTACCACTATTTGTTAGTGTCATTAATGGTGTATTTGTTCCTTTTAACCAGAAGAAATCACCAGTTGCTGCACCTGCGTTTGCTGAACTTAAATAGTAATTAAAATTATCGATTCCATAATTGATAATATCTAAACACTGATCATTACTATAATCTATACCAACCTTTCCACCATATCTTACTTCACCATTTTGGGTATTCGTTGTATCAACATTATTACCTAAAGTTAAACTAGCGGTACCAGTCTCACTTGAAATCAAAATTTCTGCATCACCAGATTTTCTAAGTTGAATATCTGTGGCAGGTGCTTCTGTTGTTCCAACACCAAGTTTATTAGCAAAAACTGTTGAGGATGCACCAACAAAAACAGTGCTTACATCTCCTGTAAATGTTGATGTTGATGTGACTTCAAGAGTTTTAGTTGTGGTTAATCCAGCGACTGCGACATTTTGTGTAAATGTTGATATTCCTGTAATTTCTAATTGATCATCAAGTATAACTGTACCACCAGCAGAATCAATTGTTAGATTACCAGAAACGGTATCTATTTCATTATCACCAGATACTCCTGTCTGAACATTTTTGATGGTAGCACCACCATTAGCATCCACAAGACCTGTAAATGTTGACACTCCAGCGACACTCACATTATCTAAGTTTGTATGTCCATCTACATCTAGATCAGAATTAACATCTATATTACCCGTAAAGACTGCTTCACTCGTGAATGTAGTGACACCAGAGACACTAACATTATCTAAATTAGTATGTCCATCTACATCTAGATCGGCATCTAAATCAATATTACCTGAACTTGTGGTGACACCTGTGATATTAACATTATCTAAATTAGTGTGACCATCAACATCTATATCAGCATTTAAATCAATATTTCCAGAAAATGTAGATGCACTAACTATATTACCAGTTAAATCTCCAACGAAAGATGATGCTGTTACAATACCTGATGCTCTTATATTTCCTACAGAACTAATACCAACACCTTTTTGTCCAGCGTCAACTTTTCCTCCAACTTGAAGTGAGAAACGAGGATCATTTGTTGCGATGCCGACATTGCCACCAGTATTAAAGATACTTGTATATCCAAGACCAACATCAATATCTTCCCACTGTGATGTGGGCATCCCTTGTAAAAATCTTGCGTCACCAAAAAATGTTACAATACCAGTTCCACTTGCTGTAACGATTCCGCTTTTTATGCTAACACCTGTTCCAATAATTTCAGTTGGTTCAAAAGTAGTGACCGTTAAAAATCCTATATTTGCCTTTGTAATTGTTGCAAAACCAGATATGTTTACATCACCACGAACATCAAGAGCTTCTGCTGGAATGGTGGTTCCAATACCAACCAGACCAGTGGAAGTTACCAACAGATTGTCATCATCAACCTGTACACCATTACGAAAATTAAAATTCTTCTTGATATTTGCCATCAGTTAATTTTTTAGTTATTTATGATCTATCGAACGCAAAATTTGCTCTATATCCATCTTGAAGCACATAGTGAAAAAATATTTGATGATAATAAAGTTCGGTGTTTTTATTTTTTGATTCTAAAAAACTTTGAAGTTTACCTGGCATCCTATTCCTCCAATGTGGTCTTTCACAACCTTTATAAACAATTCCATCGCCAGGTTTTAAATTAATAGATACTTCTTTACCATATTCTATTATTTCTCTTTTCGTTGAATCCTTGTAACGATCCTGAGTTTTTATAAAAAATGGCCATTCTTGATTGATATTTGAACTTACATGAACAGAAACGGATATTTCACAAGCATCACGATCAACATGGCGAGTTAATTCTTGTCCAGCAAAATAAAAACGATCATAATAATAAGTATTATACAATTTTCTACCTATGAACTTCTCAAGAGTTCTACGTATATCACTATGTATTTTGTGATATTGGGGATGTAAATATCTAGCTAAAGAACCTTCTACTTGGGATTCAACTTCAGTATGATGATAATTTTTTAATTTTTTACCATACCATTTCATGACACCTCTTTCTTTTGGTGGTTCATGATATAATTTTTGAGGGTCATATAATTCTTCAAGAATAAAATAACCATTTTCTTCAAAAAATTGATTATATGTCCAACTTGTACCTGTATTTTGCCATTCTCTAAAAATAATATCATCTTCTTGCATCATTTCCACCTCGGACCTAAAACCCAACCTACAATTGATCTTCTTACACCTCTCGTAACTTCATGGACTTTATGTTTTGTTCTTGAGTCGAATAAAATAAGTGAACCTCTCTGACGAGGTGCAATAAATGCTTTATCATGATCATCAATAAATTCAACATTTCCACCTTCATAATCATCTGGGTGTGACAATTGAAGAGAAAATGATATTTTTCTTATATATTCTGTATTTAAATTCAAATAATCTTGATGTAAATCTGGATTATGAGTTGACCTGCTTGGTATTTGTTTTACTTTAGGTATATAACAATCTTGAATAGATGAATCAGTATGCCAATCATAAAATTCACCCTTTTCATATTTTGCAAATTGTAGACTTTCATAATCAATATGACTTATATCAAATTTAAAATTATCTCGATTTGCTTTAAGTACATAGTGCATCAAAAATCCAGTTATCCAGTAATCAGATGACACCCAAGTATTTTTCGATTTTCTTATTTCATCAAAATCAAGTTGTCCTTTTAAATAAGAAGGTCCCATCTCTTTTTCAAAATTATTGACTAAATCTTGATATAATATTTCAATTATGCTAGATGGTAAATTTGTGTAATAATGAACTGATTGTGAACTCATATCAAATTTAATGCCTTTAATATTATAGAAGTAATTATAGAATATGTCAAGATGGTTCAGTTGGCCAAGAAACTGACGATAAATCTAATTCATCATAAGAGTTTAATTTGGGGGTTGATGATGCTGGAAGGTCTCTCAATGCTTGTCTATAAGTTTTCCACTCAGTAGACATAGGTATTCCAGTGTCGTTTGCCTTTGTAACTCTCCAATCTGATTTAGATAATAATATATCTCTTTCTTCACGTAAAAGAGTCATAGGATATTCAGAAACTAAACGATCTATCTCAGTTTGTATTTGTGAATTAGTTGGTCTTGTTCCTGATGAAAGCCATTCAATATCAGTAGCATCTTTAGAATTGGGATTAACTCCCCATTCAACTGTCACATTTAAATTTTCTAGTGCATCTGCGATTATAGACATTAGATTATCTCCTGTAAAGTTACTGTGAAATATCCCGACCCACCATTAAATATGTATCCAGGTGAGTTAGAACTACTATAGGTTTGTCTAGCCATTAAAGTGTAGTATATATATTTACCCACTGGCTTACCATGAGTATGAAGCACTCTAACACAACCAGGTCCAGCTTCTCCACGATACCAATCAGAACTTGTAGGACTTTTTGGTTTTCTATGTGATCCTGAACCGTCAGTTCCCAGTGTTGAGTAATCACCAGCAGAAAAATTAACTCCAGAACTACTTGAATCAGCAAATCCTATATCAATGTATGCAGTTGCAGGACCGTATCTTTTTGAATAAAAATTGAATCCTGCATATGTAACCATTATTTTACTATTAGCATTCGTTACTTGAATTTGTGCCTGACATCCATCAATGATTGCCTCTGGTGTTGAAGAAGCGTTTGAATTAGTTGCTTCGGTTTCAAAAGCACCCTTAATTTGATATACTGTTTGTAATACTCCACTTGGTGTTGCCCACTGAGGTGCTGAACCAGAACCTTGACTTGTTAATACCTGACCTGCTGTTCCATAATTTGCACCACTAAGTCCAATTGCACCATTTGATGCGATGCGAAGTCTTTCAGTATTTTCAGTTATTACTTTAAAATGTCCGTCTGAACCTGTATCAACTACCTCTGCTTTTGTATCACCTTCGCTTATTGCATCAGAATTAATTGTGCTCCATGAAACCGCACCACCTGAACCACCACTTGTTAATACCTGTCCTGCGGTTCCATAGTTTGCACCACCGATTCCTATCTGCCCTGAACTTGATATTCTAATTTTTTCACTTCCACCTATCTGAAGAAGTAAATTAGATGTCTGATTAACATTACCTGTTAAATTACCAGTAACATCACCTGTAAGATTACCAGTAAAACTTGGTGCGGAAATTGTACTAGCAAAACTTACACCAGAGAAAGTATCAATAACACCATCTGATGCAGTTATTTTATCATTATTATTAACACCACTGATTTCTATCGCCATGTTACTTTTTGATTATTTATTATTTTCAAGGGAATTAACCTTATCGGTTAATTCTTTAACTGCCTCAATCAAGATTGGAATTAATCTTTCATAACGAACTGCCTTTGTACCATCAGATCTAGTTGTTACAGTGCCTGGCAATCCAAGTGCTTCAACTTCTTGTGCAATAACACCAGTATCTTGACCTTCATGTAAGTAGTCATAATTTTTTGCGTCACCTTTCCAAGTAAATGTATTTCCACTTAATGCGTTTACTTTATCAAGGGCATTTGGAATCACTGTGATATTATCTTTTAGATTTTGATCAGAGGAAGAAAATGCAATAATATCTTGTAAAGAACGAATATCTTTTTTAGCGAGTATTCCACCTTCTGCTACTATTGAACCATCACTATTCGTTGATTCTTCATCTGATGATACACGTAATTTATCATCAACTTCCAGATCACCTTTAATTTGGATATCATCAGTTGAAGCAGCTAACTTTAAGTCTCCACCAGTTGATCCAATAGTTCTTGTAGTAACATTAATTTGAATATTATCAATGGTTGCTGATGTAGAGACATCAAGAGTTCCTGTTATATCAACACCATCAGATTTAGTTGTTAATTTAGTAGAACCATCATGTCCTAATCTAGTCTCACCTGATGAATGGTCTAAAGTAATGAAGTTTTCTCCAGATGTTTTTTCAAAAACCATCTGATTTCCACCAATTCTAAATCTTAAATCATCATTTCCTGAATGTTCTATTTGTGTTCCACTTGAAGGTGTGTGTTTAAATGTTGTATCATCAGAATTACCTAATGATATTCCAATATTATCTTCTAAATGAAGTTGATTATTTACGACATCATATTTTAATTTTTGGTCTATTCCAGCTGTAGTCATAGTGCCACTAGTCACATCAGTGAAAACAATAAATTGGTCACTACCTGATGTTGGTTGACTTATATTAGCACCAGTGTTAGTAAGGTTCGCACCGTCACCAAAGAAATTAGTTGCAGTTATCGAACCAAATCCTACAATATCTGGAACTCCAGAAAAACCTGTATTATTACCTACTAAATCACCACCAATATGAACACTCTTTGCAATTCCTACTCCACCCTCAACAGTCACAGCACCAGTTGTTGTGCTTGTAGAATTTAATGTATCCTTAAAGTTAGCATCTCTTGCTCTAATTTCTGGTTCAATTGTAATTTGTTTTTGGTCATCAGAAAGACGAACATCACTATTAAATGTAACAGGACCATCAAACTGTGATAATATTTGTTTTGATGAACCACCCTCAACTAATAGTCTCTCCTTAACGATGACTTCATCAGCAACAAAACTAAGTCGATTTGGATCCTCACCCGTTACTGTTGGGACAGGTATATCAAAGGTTGTTTGTTGTCCACTTGCAGATGATATTTTTGTATTTCCAATATAGAAATCACCCTTGTCATTCATACCAGTGTAAACAACGTTACCGCAAGATGTTTCCTGAGATTGATTAAGGAACTCCTCCCTCTCAGATAATGTTCTATTTTGTAATTGTGGAAGTGCAGTCGAATAGTTACCTGGACCAAAACCAACATATTCAAATGTGTGTCCCGAAGACCTTAATATAGATGGTCTACGAAGTTCTATTGGAATCGGTTTTATTTTTTTAATTCTAGAGTTAATTAAATGATTTTGAGAATTAGTTCCTAATGAACCACGTACCACCGTAAGGTCATCTCCTCCACCACCAAGTGAACTTGATGCAACACGCATAATCTCACTTCCAATCTGGACATATGATCCAAGAGGGAAACGTTTTGTTATTGAGGTTGCATCTATGCTTTGTGCAGAGGTTAAACCATCACCAGGTAATTTAACTTTAAATGCAGAAAGTGAAGTATCAATTGTCTCATTAAGTATTAAGGTTTCATGATCAAAAGCATTATAACCTCGAACAGCAATATTTTCTCCATCAGATCCAGAAATAGCTTCATTATCAGACAAACCATGTTTTAAGATATATTTTGGATCTGTTAAACTAGTTGTTGTCTTGGCAGAGAATGTATTTACTCCTACAACAGAGGTAACAACAAAATCTCCAAGATTAGAATCGCTACTATTCAGTACCCTGAATTTATTACCAACAGACAGTCCATGATCTACTGGTGTTGTAAATTCAGTTATACCTGTAGTAAAGTTTGCGGTTCCAACTGCAACCCAAGGTCCCATATCTTGGATTTGCTGACCATTTAATATAATGTCAGTTGCTGTTTTTGTAATTGTTAGTTGCTTAGAACTGTTTACTGATGCAATACGATGATATGAATCAGTTCCAGTTGATAATCCCGTAACTTGTACATAATTACCAGTAGCTGATGATATACCAAGAGTTCCGATAACTATATTTGCGTTTGGTGAACCACCAATACCACCATCTGCTAAAGTTGAACTATCAAAAAATAGAGTCTCACCATCTGTATAACCTGATCCACCTTCAGTTATTTGAACTGATGTGACTGCATTACCAGATACTTCAACATGAGCAGTTGCACCATCCCAAGGTGCTGACGTAGGAGTTGAATTATTATTAAAAAGTTTAATATTATGATATGTACCATTTACGTGACCACTACCACCATTTAATGTTGTATGAAATTTAAGAGATTGTAAACCATGCTCTTCATCTAATGTGAGCACTGCGTTAGTTCCATTATCTGTTAATGTTGTGATTCCAATTGATAAATCAAAATTCTTCAAAAATTGGTTTGTAGTCTCTCTTGTAATACTATTCTGTAAACTGTTAGTAACAACTTCACCTATCGGAAATCTCTTTGCATAAGATGTTGCTGCAGGTGGATTAGCATCTACATTATCACGATCATACTCAGGGTATAAGTTGACTATGTTCTGATTATATTTGTTTTCTTTGAACTCATCAGATACTTCATCAATTGAGTTATTACTATTCAATACGAATAGATGATATACACCATCTTGAACATCTTGAATATATGGTGATATTGTTTCAGTTCTATAGATGAAGAAATTTCCACTATTGTTGTTCCTATCAAATCTAGGAAGTGTAGATGTGCGAGTATGTGTATTGTTGATAAAATCACCTACGGTATGAATCACACCATCTGTATCTGTATTAGAATATCTAAATTCCTTATCACTAACAATCTCATTAACAGTGAATGTACCATTATAACCTTTGTTAAATACACCAGCACTATTAGTAGAACTTTGGATATTTCTAACGATAATTTGATCACCAACACCTAAATTATGAATCTTATCAGATCTAACTTTAACTAAATTATCAGTGCTATCAAAACTAGCATGTGATATAAATCTAGTGTTACGGTTAAATTCATAGTCATTTGCTGTTAGAGTGTTTTTATTAAAATCTGCAGCGGTAAGTACGTTTGTAGAACTTGAATCTTGTAATACAAATCCATCTGTTGGATCTCTACCATTTGATAATTCTTTTGGAACAATATATCTTAATTTGTATATTTTCTCATCTAAACTTCTATCGTCATCTTTTCTTAATACATATGTTAAATCATCTTGTGATGCATTTGCATATAATGAAGTACCGTCATGAATAGTATTACCAGCTGCGAGTGTATGGACAAACCACTGTCCAGCAGTCGAATCAAATTGTATTGGATGACCTGGTTCATTTGGTTTTTTATCTGAAACCCTACTTATAATTCTAAATTTATCTGTTGTATTTGCAACTGTATTTACAAAAACAGGAACCGTAAGATCTGCATTAGTTTTTGAAGACGCAATACGGATTTGATTAGGAGATAAAGATGTATCCTTCGCATTCGTAATCGCAAAATAAACACGATGAGGTTCAATATTTTCTGGTAGATCTCCATTATCAGATTGGATTCTAATTGATTCACCATTTGCTAGTTCATGAGAACCTATAATTGAAAAAACAGATTTTAAAGATGCAGACGCAGCAGAATGCGTTGCCTCAACACTCTTCTCTGATGTATTGGTCGTACCAGAACTACCATTTGGCATAACAACAGTTGCTTCAAAAGTACTTCCATTCTTATCTACAAATAGTTTTTCACCTTTTTTCGCACCAATACGGAAACCTTGAGCGATATGTGATGGTGGTAAAGTAAGGGTATTTTGTGCAAATAAGAAGAACTTTGTAGGTGTCGTGCTCTTTCCAACCGCTACGTTAGGTTCCGTTTGTAGATATTCAATTTGCTGATTCTCATTAACAACTGCACGAGGAGTAATGACAGATGATATAAATCCCTTATTATCTTTAGCAAATGGTTCTTTCTTAAATCCTTCAGCAACAAGTGCGAATGAACCAAAGTTAGAGTTAGAGTTTGTAATTGATGCGTCAGCACCATTTATCATTTCAAAGTGAGCATGGAAACCAATTGCAAAAACTGAAACAATCTGAACAACAGCATCATTACTTACTTTAATATGGGTTGTTCTAAACTCTTTTCTATAATTTGCTTCCTGATCTAAGTGAAATACAGTATTTGGATTGGTTGATGATGATTCAGAAGATAATAATGCACCTGTTTGTTTTGAGAAAGCAATACCACTATATCTTCTATTAGTCTTGTCATATTTAACAAATGCTCTATCATCTTTTTGTAGGGATACCGCAGTAAACTGAGCAGTAACCATTGATCTGAAACCTGTTGCCTTGGCACCATCTGCATGCAAACCTTGCATACCAAAGACAGAACGCATCGAACAGTTAAAGATGTATGGAGACGCACCAGTAACTGTATCGGTTTCGACTAATACTTGACCATTTGCAGAACTTAATCCTCCAGCAGAACCTGCTGGTAAGTTTGGACGAACAAATGGTAGTGAGTATTGAAATCTATTTACGTCAATAACATTTGATACTTTAGTTGATATATTGTAATCAGCAACGTTTACACCACGAATTTTTATTGGTGTGCCACTTGATAAATTATGAGGAACAATCGTTGTTACTGTGACTACTTGACCTGGTGTAGCACCATCACCTGATTCAATATTTGAAATTGTAAGAGGGTCTGTAGCAAAAGCACCAACTATTTCAAATTCAGGTCTTTGTGGTGCAAATGCTGCCTCTGCTTTTGGATATTTCTGATCAATCTCACGATTTGATGCTCTATTAAAAGCATTACTTAATTTACTATAGTATATGTCTAGGTCTGTCAGTTCACTAAATTGTTCTAATGTATTAACACCATCAGCATATTCAAATGCAGTAATCTTATGGTGTGAAAATGTTGGTTTAGATTGATTATTTACACTAAAGTCAGATGGATCTGTATATACAAGACCTGATTCATCACCATCAAAAAATGTAAATTGCCAAAAATAACAAGCACCAGTGATTCTGAATATAGCAGTGCTCTTTACATTAGGATCTGTAGGATTTGGGACATATAATGGTCTAATTTTTGTTTTTCTTAAATCTAATCCAACAATTGAAGTACCTCTAGGTACAATAACTCCACCATGAACACTGTTAAATTTAAATAAAATATTATCTTCTTGACTTAAATCAAAACTTGAATTGAGATTCAAAGTTAAAGTATTAATTGCACCTGTAGATGCACCACTTGGACTTATTGCCTTTGCGGTGCTAGATTCATTACGTATACCAAAACCAGGTCGATTATCTATTTCATGATCACCTGGAAATAATAGAATCGTTGTTCGTTCTACTAAATCATTATCATCACCTTTAAGATAGGAGAATCTCGCAGCTTCAATAAGTGCTCTCTGAATTGTTTTGAAGGGTTTGGTTAATGAATTACCTTGATTTTCAATACCATCGGTTGAATCAAGATCATTTGGATTTACATAAAGAACACGACCCTCGGTATTCTTTAAAAAATTCTCTAACTTATTAAGAGGCATCTTTTTTAACTACTATAAATTTGATCGTAAGACCATTACATACTAGGTCTATTTAGCTGGTTGCGATAGTCCTAAAAAATTATTTATCTGTTGTTACTGCCAAATCTGCATATGTTATGTTTTCTGGATCTACCATTCTATCGCAGACATCTAAAACTCTCATAAACTGTTCAGTATCTTCACATGCAATTATCTTTTGATTTCCATTATCACTCTTTAATTTAAAGGTTTTAGCACAAATGTCAATAACAACCTCGAAAATAAATTCGTCCATTTCTTTGAAATATATCTCTCATTATAGCATATGTATGAAAAGAGTCAACTAACTTAGTAAAAATCCAGTAATAGTTGCATAATGTAATTCAACAGATGAAGAGTTAGCCCAGTCAGTCTGATACCATCCGACTGTTGCACCCCTATCAAGTCGTTCTATTGTGTTAAAACAAAAATTACATTCTTCATTTGCTGTAGATTGGAATCGTGGATTAATTACATGAAAATCTCTGGTGCTACTATGAGTTCTATTATAGTAAGTTGAATTATTCTCAACCCTCCAGTAAACACCAAAAGAATCGTCATTACCATCACCATTCACAAAGGTCATATCTATATTAAACTTATATAAACCAGCAACAGGAGCAGTGAATATTCCTGTGGCATTATTCCACCCATTTCCAAAGTTGTATCTGACAGTATCAAAATTTCTTAGAAATGCATTTGTGTTTCCAGAGGTAGTTTGTGTTGTGGTCAACTCTGCTAAAAACGCTGGTTTTTCGGATCCCAAATATCCATGATTTGCTGTTCTTACTATTGATGTGCCATATCCAGTAACTATACCTCTTCCAACTTCAATCTCTCCCTCTACGTCGATACCCTCACCAGAGGATTGATTACCACTTATCATATAATGACTTATTGAACCAGTATAACCTGTGCCTGTACATCTAAATGCTTTTTCAGGTCCATCAGTAGATGAGAAACCATCAACTATAAGAGGTCCTTTTGTGCTAGTTGATGACCAAAAACCCTCAGATGTTGCTGCAAAACCAACTATATTTAAATTTTTAACCAACACGTTTGATGCACCTTCCATTACACGAACCATTCCCCTTGCTCGTGTTGTTGATGATGCAGAAAAATCATCTGCTTTGTCAACTGTATCATCACTAACATATATGTTTACAAGTTTTACATCTCGATATGATGATATTCTAAAAGGACGTTGTGCTTGTTCTATTACACCACCTTCCGATGTAAAATCTCTAGGTGCTACGACTGATATATTTGTTAGATTGACATTCCTCGCAGTTGGACTATTACCAGTATCAAAACCCATATGTTTGACATCAATACCAGTAGTATTATTATATGTCTTGAAATCATCCACTGTGACATTATATGGTGCTGGAGCATAATCATGCCCTTTTATCTGGAGTCCTTTATGACCACCAATCGCTGTGCAATTAATCATAGTTACATTTCTACTACCATCATCTATCTCAAAACAATTACAGTTTTGAGGAACCCTTACTCCAGATGGATTGATTGATCTACACCCCTTAATTAAAATATCAGATGAAAAATGTGTTGTGAGATTATCATCTCCTGACCCAGATGTAAAACAATTTTCTAATGTAATATATCTTGATGGTTCAGAATCATATGTTAAACCATTATTATTTTCAGGATTTCTTGGAGCACATACATCAATATTATGTTTATATCCATCTATACATCTTACGTTTTTTACTAAAACATATTCACTAAAACATATGCTTAACGTAGTTTCATCATTATCTTGATCATCACCGTCAGTATCTTTAAGTGTCTCTCCTCCTGATATAGTCCATCTATCTCTATTAAAATCTAATGTAAAATTCTCAAGAACTATGTTTTCTTTTTTTACACCTCTTTCTCCAGTTCTCATTAAAGAAGTATTTCTTCCTACATTATGTTTCATTTTTATAATACTATCTTTTCCTTCACCTGATAAATGAGTGTTACTTGGTATTATGATAGTGCTTGATACAATAAAAGTGCCCTCTGGAATATTAATTCTACCTTTACCTTGAAATTGATTCAACGCTTTTTGAATCGCTTCGGTGTCATCATTCACACCATCGCCAACTGCTCCAAAATCTTTAATATTTACATCAGGTTGACCACCAACTAAATTAGCATATAATTTACCATAAACGTAAACATCATCAGTAAATTCTGTTTTTTGACTTACAAAATTTATATCATCTTTATCATAATCTGGGGGAGTTACACCTCCACCTTTAAAGTCTGTCATATTTTTTCCTCAACTATACATGCTACTTGGGACTGATGTGCCAGCAAATACAGCACCAGACCAACTTACATCTCGGACTGATATTCGACCTCTCGGTGCTCTTATGAAACATTCATTAGAGCTCATGTTAATTTTATTTGCTCTGACTGAAAAATTAGAGCCACAATTTATTGATAAATCCTTATCAGCAGCTAATAAAATATTTGTTCCTGTCACTCTAACATCGCCATTACTCATCGCAGTTATCCATACATCACCTTTAGCACCGACTATATTTAAACAAACACCTCCACCTCCTACTTTTTGTCCACCAACAATTTCTATACACTGATCATTATAAACATGAAATAGTCCACCTTCAGTCATTCCATAAGATGATTGGTCTCCACGTTTAGAACTTGATAACATATTATAAACGATAGGACCACTAAAACCTTCTTGTGGGTTGTTTACATCTAATTTTACATTAGGTGTAAAAGCTTCGTAAACTCTATCTTGCCAATTCTCGTTTGGTTTCGTACCCATTTTTTTTATTTGTATTTATTAGTAACCATAACCACTTGGTGATGGTGATGGACTTGGTGATGGTGATGGACTTGGTGATGGTGA